CCACGAAAGTGGCATTACTGAGCCTTGTGCGTGAAGTTTATCACGAAAGTAACGGTTCAGCAGGAGCGCGAAGCATTGCCGCAATGGTCACCACCAAAGGTATAAAACTGAGCCGCTGGCGGGCAACAAAGCTGATGAAAGCGCTCAATATTATCAGCTGTCAGCAACCTGGCCATCGTTATAAGAAGGCGTCTAAGGAACACATTGAGATCCCTAATTATCTGGATCGCCAGTTTGCTGTTACCGAGCCTAATCAGGCTTGGTGCGGTGATGTGACTTATATCTGGACGGGAAAACGCTGGGCTTATCTGGCTGTTGTACTCGATTTGTTTTCCCGCAAACCGGTTGGCTGGGCGATGTCATTTTTCCCTGATTCCGCACTGACAGGTAAAGCCCTGTCGATGGCCTGGGAAGCACGGGGGAAACCGGCTAATTTACTGTATCACTCGGATCAAGGCAGTCACTATACCAGCAGGAATTTCAGACAGTTACTGTGGAGATATCAGATAAAGCAAAGCCTGAGTCGCCGGGGAAATTGCTGGGATAACAGCCCAATGGAACGGTTCTTCAGAAGCCTGAAAACAGAGTGGGTACCGGATAATGGCTACGCGAATTTTAGTGAAGCCAGCACGGCAATAACGAATTACATCACAGGATATTACAGCCAGCTCAGACCTCATCAATATAATGGTGGTTTGACGCCGAATGAATCAGAACGATTGTTCTGGAAAAACTCTAAAGCTGTGGCCAGTTTTTGTTGACCACTACAGTGTTTTTGGCAGCCAAGAACAGGGAGTCTCTGTTTGTCTGGCGGCTAAAGGTGATATGGAAATCGTGATGTCTTGGCCTAAAGTAGTTGCAACAGTTGGAGCGATTATGGTGGTAGTAGTGATCATCGCACCACCCATTTGCAAGGGTTGACGACATTATTTATCCGGCGCTATATTCTGTGCGTTGCCGCAAAATCGGCACACGGGATTGGCGTCCCGGAATACTACTCAACGCATACCGCGTTAAGCGGTTTTTTTATGCGCTAAGCACGGCTACGCCCAAATTATGGTGGGCTGTGTGAGGGCTTCTTCGGGAGCGCCGGGTTTGAGTAGCCGGTTACGCCAACCTTGCACAGTTCACCACCAGTCGATTGGCGTCGTTGGTGGTGATGGTTAACCTGATGAGGTGATACTATGACTACTCAATTAGCATTCCACAAAACGACGTTTACCCCAATTTGCCACAATAACAGAATTTGGCTTACTGCCACTGAAGTTGGTTTAGCTCTGGAATATGCGGACGATAAAGCAGTTCAGCGCATTTACTCTCGTCACTCAGATGAATTTACAGATATGATGACAAGGGTGGTCAAAGTGACCACCCCTCGTGGAATGCAGGAGTCTCGAGTATTTAGCCTTCGCGGAGCCCATTTGATCGCCATGTTTGCACGAACTCCTGTAGCCAAAGAGTTCCGCCGCTGGGTTCTGGATATTCTCGATCGAGAAGTTCAACAATCCCCGATCACAAAACAATTCACTGATAACGAACTTTGCACACTCGCCTGGTTATGGCGAGCAAGTGATACGATGTTAATCGCCTGCCAGAACGTTACTCCACTTCTTCAGGTTGCGGAGCACCGCGAAGCCGGTCGCTTTACTTCTATCAGTCAGGAATATCCCCTGATACTCAGCAAGGCGCGAGCAATCCTTGCCAGAGAAACGGCGCATGTAAAATTCCAACCGTGGCAGGATGATAAGTGGAGCAGGGTATTGCCACATTTGCGTCAGGCTAGATTGCAATAGTTTTACATATTAGGCGCTGAATGGATGCAAGCAGGTAGCGCACTGGGCGGCAATGATTAAGGCTTCAGATAAGCCAAGTAAGCACTGAAGAAGTTCAATGTAATCAAATTCTCTTTATGGTATTTTCGTTAGACCCCTCATGCACTTAGATGGAAATTTGAAATGATGTATTCAGTGACTTTCGATGATACTGGACGAGTAGAAGATATTGAACTAGATCGTGAGGTTAGAGCCGGAGATAGACTCTCGCTTAATATTGATGGTCTTGATGGTATTTATATAGTCATGACTGTTAGCGGCCCTATCTATGAAAATGTTTGTATGCCAATGAATATCCGGGTTCAAAAGTATTGGAAGCAATGATGTATAATCCCCTCAGATGCTCGAGGGGATTTTTATGTCAGACTGGAACATTGCAGCAAAACCGCAAAAGGAACGTGACAAGGTAAGCGTTGGCCTTGCGCTTTCAGGTGTAGCGTATAAAGAACGCCCGAACATGCCGGTTATAGCTAAACAGGTAGCTAGAGAACAACTTGGGCATCTCCGCGAGTACTTAATGGATCGCGTCCGTTATTACCGTAAGCAGAGCATCACCTTCCAAAAGCATCCGAACCACGCTACATAGAAATGGCAGACTTAAATGCAAGAAAATGAAAAGCAAGAGCAGCATGAAACTGAACCTCAGGATTTAGATTTTCCAGCAGAATTTGACTCTCTGATTAATGCAAATGGAAAGATAACACCTGCATTGCTAACGGTAGTTAACCGGTATTTTTTATATTTTTCATTCTTTGAATCACTTCTTTTGGGGTGTTCTGGAAGTCAGGGGAAGAGTTCGAAATACGCAGCGAAATTGTTGGAATTCAAATTAGTTGATCTTGACGTTCTTAAGCGAACATACTTCTTTTTTGCAGACCGTTATCTGGCAGATGTAGTGAAGTTTGAAAACCTATGTGGTGATTTAGAGCATACATCGCAGAAGGCTAGGGATGAAAAAATTAAGGCCATGCAATTAAAGACAAACGACCCTGAAATTCAGTTAGGTGTTTGTATTTTTGTTTGTTTCAGGTTGCGAAACAACCTTTTTCATGGACCAAAATGGCGTTATTTGCTTGATGGGCAAGAGGATTTGCTCTTAATTGCCGGAAATTTTATACATTCTATTCTATTACAGGTGCCTAGTAGAGATGGCTGGGAATTCAAGAATATTTTAACTTCTACTGATTAGCTTTGATTTTCCATAATCAACCCGCCATAATCATGTCATCGGAGCCTGAACAACTCCGGTGACTTCTGCGCTTTGAGGGGACTCAAAGTGCAAACGACAATCAGAACACCTTTCAACCAGTCACAGATGCAGAAATGCACCTGCGATATCTTGCATCCAACGTTTGACCTCTGCGGAGGTGAAGCGTGAACCTCCCACAAGATGGCATCAAATTGCATCGCGGTAACTTCACCGCTATCGGTCAGCAGATCCAGCCTTATCTGGAAGACGGCAAATGCTTTCGCATGGTGCTTAAACCGTGGCGAGAGAGACGCAGTCTTTCCCAGAATGCACTCAGCCACATGTGGTACAGCGAAATCAGTGAATACCTCATCAGCAGGGGGAAATCGTTCGCTACCGCAGCATGGGTAAAAGATGCTCTCAAACACACATACCTCGGTTATGAAACCAAGGACCTGGTTGATGTCGTAACCGGCGAAATCACTACTATCCAGTCATTACGCCATACCTCCGATCTTGATACCGGAGAGATGTATGTCTTCCTGTGTAAGGTTGAAGCATGGGCGATGAATATTGGCTGCCACCTGACTATTCCGCAGAGCTGCGAGTTCCAGCTGCTGCGCGACAAGCAGGAGGCGTAATGGCTACACCGCTTATTCGTGTCATGAACGGACACATCTACAAAGTACCAAATCGTCGTAAGCGTAAACCTGAGCTGAAGCCATCCGAAATACCAACACTGCTCGGATATACCGCCAGCCTGGTTGATAAAAAATGGTTGCGACTGGCAGCAAGGAGGAATCATGGCTGATTTGAGAAAAGCAGCGCGTGGTCGGGAATGCCAGGTAAGAATCCCTGGCGTATGTAATGGCAACCCTGAAACGTCTGTACTGGCATATATCCGGCTGGCTGGATTGTGCGGCACCGGTATCAAACCGCCAGACCTGATTGCCACCATCGCATGTTCTGCCTGTCACGACGAAATCGACCGCCGCACACATTTTGTCGATGCTGAGTATGCAAAAGAATGCGCGCTGGAAGGTATGGCGAGAACACAGGTTATCTGGCTGAAAGAGGGGGTTATTAAGGCGTGAATACCTACAGCATCACATTACCCTGGCCTCCGAGCAATAATCGCTATTACCGCCATAATCGCGGGCGCACGCACGTCAGCGCAGAGGGGCAGGCATACCGCGATAACGTCGCCCGAATCATTAAAAACGCAATGCTGGATATCGGCCTGGCTATGCCTGTGAAAATCCGTATTGAGTGCCACATGCCGGATCGCCGTCGCCGTGACCTGGATAATCTGCAAAAAGCCGCTTTTGACGCACTCACCAAAGCAGGTTTCTGGCTGGATGATGCTCAGGTCGTTGATTACCGTGTTGTGAAGATGCCCGTTACCAAAGGTGGGAAGCTGGAGCTGACCATCACTGAACTGGGGAATGAATGATGTTTGAGTCTTATATGGCAGAACGTCTTCGCCACCGCTGGATGCGCCTGCGCTTATATCGTTTTCCCGGTTCTGTTTTGACCGATTACCGGATACTGAAGAATTACGCCAAAACACTGAAAGGAGCTGCCGCATGAATACCCAATATTTACAGTATGTCCGCGAGCAACTCATTGTGGCTACTGCTGATTTGAGCGGAGCAACGAAAGGCCAGCTTGAAGCCTGGCTGGAGCATGCACAATTTGATACTGGTACATACAAACGAAAGAAGCCGCGCATTCTGGATGAGGTAACTGGCAGGATGATTACGCTGGATAATCCGCCGATTTCCGGTAAGCAGTCGTACGCAAAAGGTTCATCCATTGCACTGGTCAGCCAGGTTGAGTTCTCAACCTCGTCATGGCGCCGCGCGGTTCTGTCTCTCGAAGAACATCAGAAAGCGTGGTTGCTGTGGAGTTACAGCGAAAGTGTTCGCTGGGAACATCAGGTCACCATAACGCAGTGGGCATGGAGCGAGTTTAAGACTCTGTTGGGTACCAGGAAAATTGCAGGTAAAACACTGGAACGTTTGAAGAAGTTGATCTGGCTGGCGGCACAGGATGTGAAGAACGAGCTGGCAGGGCGTAAGACCTATGAATACCAGGAGCTGGCATCACTGGTGGGAGTGACATCAAAAAACTGGTCTGAGACATTCACTGAACGCTGGGTTGCAATGAAGCACATTTTTCTACAGCTTGATAGCGAAGCTTTATTGCTTCTAACGAGAACACGTTCAAAACAAAAGGCGACATTTTCACAGCAAAATATTGCAAAACTGGATTAAAAAGCATATATTTCATATAAATCTGATATTTTGCCAATGTTGTACGCACTGGCAGTAATCCAAATTCAAGCTCGAGGTTTAAAGCCTTGGGCTTTTCTGTTTCTGGGCGGTGAGTATCCTTCCAACGTACCCCAGCCAGGGTGTCTTCAGCTGTTGAGTTGATATTGCTTAACCCTCTGTTGCCAGCTACATGCTGGCTTTTTTATTCCAGGCTTGCGGGGAGCATCAACTCCGTGCTTTGTCGTTAAATTACCCCGTGAGCCTGATTTCTGACATTTAACGTCCCGGCCTTTTGTCGGCGGCGAAACATTGGCTATTCATATGCACGAAAAAGAGAGCCTTGCCGGAGCGTTCTGGCTCGTTTTGCTGATCATCGCAGGTTGGGGCGGTCTGGTCCGCTACCTGATAGATGTGAAGCAGAGTAAAGCAACGTGGAGTTGGATAAATGCTCTGGCTCAGATAGTGGTATCAGGATTCACCGGTGTTATTGGTGGCCTGATCAGCATCGAAAGTGGATTCAGTATTTACATGATTCTCGCGACAGCGGGGATTAGTGGTGCGATGGGTTCGGTTGCACTGACGTACTTCTGGGAACGACTGACAGGGGTGAAAAATGCAAAATCTTAATCCTCAGCGTAAGGCTTTCCTCGATATGGTGGCATGGTCAGAAGGAACGGATAACGGACGGCAGAAAACCAGAAATCATGGTTATGACGTCATTGTAGGCGGAGAGCTATTTACTGATTACTCCGATCACCCTCGCAAACTTGTCACGCTAAACCCAAAACTCAAATCAACAGCAGCCGGGCGCTACCAGCTTCTTTCCCGTTGGTGGGATTCCTATCGTAAGCAGCTTGGCCTGAAAGACTTCTCTCCGAAAAGCCAAGACGCTGTGGCATTGCAGCAGATTAAAGAGCGTGGCGCTTTACCGATGATTGATCGCGGTGATATCCGTCAGGCTATCGATCGTTGCAGCAATATCTGGGCGTCGTTACCTGGTGCAGGTTATGGTCAGTATGAACATAAAATCAGTGACCTGATTTCCCGGTTTAAAGAGGCTGGTGGGGTGGTAAATGAAGTTGAGCTATAAGCTGGTTATCGCTGCATTCTTCTTTACTGTCATCGGTTCTTTCATCTGGTCTGCCAACCACTACTACAGCAAATATCAGCACGAAAAGAAACGTGCTGATGAGGCTGTACAAAATGCCAAATCGGCAACTGTCATTACCAATAACGTCCTGCAATCACTGCAAATCGTCAATACAGTTCTGGAGGCTAACCAGCATGCAAAACAGCAGATCACACTGGAGTCACAGAGAACCCAGGAAGATATCAAAGTGGCTGTTGCGGATGATGATTGTGCTTCACGTCCTGTGCCTGCTGCCGCTGCTGACCGGTTGCGGAAGTACGCGAACAGTTTACGTGCCTATTCCGGCGGTACCGTTGCCAGCAAGCCTGACTACTGAAACTCCCCAGCCAGTTATTCCCGATCCTCTGACCTATGGGGCCAGCCTGGATCTGAATGCGAGCCTGCTTTCGGCGTTGGGACAATGCAATATTGACAAAGCGGGGATTAGAAGTATCGAGATGCGCCGTAACGTTTTGCTGGCAGCAGGCAAATAGCCTGGACAAAGAACAGGAATATATTTATGCCTCCTCGAACCCCAAAAGCCTGCCGCGTTCGCGGCTGCCCCCATACCACCACTGACTCGTCAGGCTATTGCGAAAGGCACAAAAGCGAAGGCTGGAAGCAATACAAGCCAGGCCAGTCCCGTCATCAGCGCGGTTATGGTTCGAAGTGGGACAGTATCCGCGCGCGCGTCCTGAAGCGTGACAAAGGTTTATGTCAGTTATGTCTGCGTGCCGGTGTGGTGCGTGAAGCTAAAACCGTTGACCACATCATCCCTAAAGCGCATGGCGGCACCGATGCAGACAGTAATCTGCAGAGCCTGTGCTGGCCGTGCCATAAGACGAAGACGGCCCGTGAACGGCTAAAGTGATAATAATTCTCAACTGCCTGAGGGGAGGGGCGGGGCAAATCCCTGTGGCCTGACGTCTTCCGGACTGCCCGCCCCATCGTTTTTTTATACCCGCGAAAAATGAAATTTAACCAGGAGTGCCGCATATGGCTGGAACGGCGGGGCGTTCCGGGCGTCGCCCCAAGCCAACGGCGCGCAAGGCGCTGGCCGGAAACCCCGGCAAGCGAGCCCTGAATAAAGATGAACCTGTTTTTACGCCCATCAAAGGTGTTGAGCCACCGGAGTGGTTCGCTGAAGAAGATCTCCCTCTCGCTACGATCATGTGGCAACTGACAACTAAAGAACTCTGCGGTCAGGGCCTGCTGTGCGTGACTGACCTCGCGGTGCTTGAGCGGTGGTGCGTGGCCTACGAGTTCTGGCGACGTGCCGTGAAAAATATTGCCAGACAGGGCAACACCATCACCGGTGCAATGGGCGGTATGGTCAAAAATCCGGAGCTGACCGCCAAAAAAGAACAGGAGTCCGAGATGAGCAGTACGGGGGCGATGCTCGGACTCGACCCCAGCAGCCGCCAGCGTCTGATTGGCCTGGCGGGGCAGAAGAAAGCCACTAACCCGTTTCTGAAAATTATCGAATCATGAGCCGGAAATCTTACCCCAACGTAAATGCTGCAAATCAGTATGCCCGGGATGTCGTGCGCGGAAAGATTGTTGCCTGCCAGTTTGTGATTCAGGCCTGCCAGCGCCATCTTGATGACCTGATGGCGGAAAAAAGTAAGTCGTTTCGTTACCGCTTCGACAAGGACCTGGCTGAACGGGCCGCCAAATTTATTCAGCTGTTGCCGCACACCAAGGGTGAGTGGGCATTTAAACGGATGCCCATCACGCTGGAGCCGTGGCAGCTATTTGTGATCTGCTGTGCGTTTGGCTGGGTCAATAAAGGCACCCGGTTGCGCCGCTTCCGGGAGGTGTATACCGAAATTCCCCGTAAGAACGGCAAATCGGCAATCTCTGCCGGTGTTGCCCTGTATTGTTTTGCCTGTGATAACGAGTTTGGTGCGGAAGTGTATTCCGGTGCCACGACGGAGAAACAGGCATGGGAAGTCTTTCGTCCGGCAAGACTGATGTGTAAACGCACACCCATGCTGACGGAAGCGTTCGGGATTGAGGTTAACGCCTCAAACATGAACCGTCCGGAGGATGGTGCGCGTTTTGAACCGCTGATCGGTAACCCCGGTGATGGTTCATCACCCCACTGTGCGGTGGTGGATGAATATCACGAGCACGCCACAGATGCGCTTTACACCACGATGCTTACCGGGATGGGGGCGCGACGTCAGCCACTGATGTGGGCTATCACTACCGCCGGGTACAACATTGAGGGGCCGTGCTACGACAAACGGCGGGAAGTCATCGAGATGCTCAACGGCTCGGTGCCTAACGATGAACTGTTCGGGATCATCTATACCGTTGATGAAGGTGACGACTGGACCGACCCGCAGGTGCTGGAAAAAGCCAATCCAAATATTGGCGTGTCGGTTTATCGCGAATTTTTGTTAAGTCAGCAGCAGCGTGCGAAAAATAACGCCCGTCTGGCAAACGTCTTTAAAACAAAACACCTCAATATCTGGGTGTCGGCGCGTTCGGCGTATTTCAACCTGGTGAGCTGGCAGAGCTGCGAGGATAAATCACTGACCCTTGAGCAGTTCGAGGGCCAGCCGTGCATTCTGGCCTTTGACCTGGCGCGTAAGCTGGATATGAACAGCATGGCGCGACTTTATACCCGCGAGATTGACGGTAAAACGCATTACTACAGTGTGGCCCCGCGTTTCTGGGTACCGTATGACACGGTGTACAGCGTCGAGAAAAATGAAGATCGACGGACAGCCGAACGCTTTCAGAAATGGGTGGAAATGGGCGTTCTGACCGTTACCGATGGTGCGGAGGTGGATTATCGCTACATCCTCGAGGAGGCCAAAGCGGCGAACAAAATCAGCCCGGTCAGTGAGTCACCCATCGACCCCTTCGGGGCGACCGGGGTGTCACATGACCTTGCTGATGAAGACCTGAACCCCATCACTATCATTCAGAACTACACCAACATGTCCGACCCGATGAAAGAGCTGGAAGCGGCAATTGAATCGGGGCGCTTTCATCATGATGGCAATCCCATCATGACCTGGTGTATCGGCAACGTGGTCGGCAAAACCATTCCGGGTAACGATGATGTGGTGAAGCCCGTCAAAGAGCAGGCGGAAAACAAAATCGATGGTGCAGTTGCGCTGATTATGGCGGTTGGCAGAGCCATGCTGTACGAGAAAGAAGACACGTTGTCTGACCACATTGAGTCCTATGGGATCCGCTCGCTTTAACTGAGGTAATTATGATCATGCTGATTCTCGCGCCTCTGGTGGGCGTGCTGGGGGCGCTTTTGCTGGCGTATGGTGCCTGGCTGATTTATCCCCCGGCGGGGTTTGTTGTTGCCGGGGCGTTGTGCCTGTTCTGGTCGTGGCTGGTGGCGCGATATCTCGACCGTACACAGCTGTCTGTTGGTGGAGGTAAATAGTGTTCTTTTCGGGATTATTTCAACGAAAAAGTGACGCACCGGTGACCACGCCAGCAGAGCTGGCGGATGCCATCGGGTTGTCCTACGACACCTATACCGGAAAGCAGATCAGCAGTCAGCGAGCCATGCGACTGACGGCGGTTTTTTCCTGCGTCAGAGTGCTGGCAGAGTCGGTCGGGATGTTGCCCTGCAATCTGTATCACCTGAACGGCAGCCTGAAGCAGAGAGCCACCGGCGAACGTCTGCATAAACTGATCTCCACGCATCCCAATAGCTATATGACGCCGCAGGAGTTCTGGGAGCTGGTGGTCACCTGTCTGTGTCTGAGGGGAAATTTTTACGCCTACAAAGTGAAAGCATTTGGCGAAGTGGCTGAACTGCTGCCCGTCGATCCCGGTTGTGTGGTACCGAAGCTTAACAGTAGCTGGGAACCGGTTTACCAGGTCACATTTCCGGATGGCTCCACGGATGTACTGAGCCAGGAAGATATCTGGCATGTGCGCACGCTGACGCTGGACGGTCTGGTGGGACTGAATCCCATCGCCTATGCCCGCGAGGCAATATCGCTGGCGGCAGCGACCGAAGAGCACGGGGCCAGACTGTTCAGCAATGGCGCGGTGACGTCGGGTGTGTTGCGTACAGAGCAGACGCTGTCGGATCAGGCTTATGAGCGCCTGAAGAAAGATTTTGAGGAGCGTCACACCGGGCTTGGCAATGCTCACCGCCCGATGATCCTTGAGATGGGGCTGGACTGGAAGTCGATGGCGTTGAACGCAGAGGACAGCCAGTTCCTGGAAACCCGCAAGTTTCAGCTTGAAGAAATCTGTCGTCTGTTCCGGGTGCCATTGCACATGGTGCAGAACACCGATCGCGCCACCTTCAACAATATCGAAGAACTGGGGCTCGGATTTATCAACTATTCACTGGTGCCGTATCTGACCCGCATCGAACAGCGGATCAACACCGGACTGGTACGAAAAAGTAAGCAGGGCGTTTATTACGCCAAATTTAACGCCGGGGCGTTACTGCGCGGGGATATGAAGTCCCGTTTTGAAGCCTACGCCACCGGGATTAACTGGGGAATTTACTCTCCCAATGACTGCCGCGACCTGGAAGATATGAATCCGCGTCCCGGTGGGAATGTCTATCTCACACCGATGAACATGACCACGAAACCCTCCGATGGCAGTAAAGCCGGTAAGCAGAAGGATAACGCCAATGCAGACGAAACAACGTCTTGATGTACCGCTGAGTCTGAAATCTGTCAGTGACTCCGGTGAGTTTGAAGGGTATGGCTCCGTCTTTGGTGTAAAGGACAGCCACGATGATGTGGTGATGTCCGGGGCATTTGCTGCTTCCCTGCGGGCGTGGAGTGACCGAAAAGCGTTACCTGCGCTGCTCTGGCAGCACCGCATGGATGAACCCATCGGTGTTTACACCGAAATGAAGGAAGACGATGTCGGGCTTTACGTCAGGGGGCGGTTGCTCATTGATGATGATCCCCTGGCAAAACGCGCACATGCACACATGAAGGCCGGTTCGTTAACCGGCCTTTCTATTGGGTACGTCCTGAAGGACTGGGAATACGACCGGACGAAAGAAGCCTTTCTGCTGAAAGAAATCGACCTCTGGGAAGTCAGCCTGGTGACGTTCCCGTCTAACGACGAGGCGCGGATCAGCGACGTCAAGAACGCACTGGCCCGCGGGGAAATCCCCGAACAGAAAAAAATCGAAAGAGTCCTGCGTGATGTCGGACTCTCCCGTACCCAGGCCAAAGCATTCATGGCCGGGGGCTATGGCGCACTGTCCCTGCGCGACGCTGAGGATGTGGGCTCTGCACTGGATGCACTGAAAAATCTGAACTTCTAATCAGGAGAAATACGATGGCGGTTGATATTAAAGATGTCGAACAGGTCGCGCAGGAGCTGCAGCAGAAGTTTGACGACTTCAAAGCAAAGAACGACAAGCGCGTGGATGCGATTGAGCAGGAAAAAGGCAAACTTGCCGGGCAGGTGGAAACCCTGAACGGGAAACTCAGCGAGCTGGAAAACCTCAAAAGCGATCTTGAAAAAGAGCTGCTTGAGCTGAAACGTCCGGCAGGTGGTGCGCAAAATAAACTGGCCACCGAGCATAAAGAAGCGTTTGTGGGCTTCCTGCGTAAAGGCCGTGAAGATGGTCTGCGCGATCTGGAGCGCAAGGCATTACAGGTGGGCACCGATGAAGACGGTGGCTACGCCGTGCCGGAAGCGCTGGATCGCAACATTCTGACCCTGCTGAAAGATGAAGTGGTGATGCGCCAGGAAGCCACGGTGATCACCGTTGGCGGTTCCGACTACAAAAAACTGGTGAATCTGGGCGGCACGGCTTCCGGATGGGTTGGCGAGACTGACGCGCGTTCCCAGACTGCCACCTCAAAACTGGGGCTGATTGAACCTTTCATGGGGGAAATCTACGGTAACCCGCAGGCCACCCAGAAAATGCTGGATGATGCCTTTTTCAACGTGGAGGCCTGGATCAACAGCGAGCTGGCAACCGAATTTGCCGAACAGGAAGAAATAGCCTTTACCACCGGCGATGGTACCAAGAAGCCGAAAGGGTTCCTGGCGTATGAATCCACGGATGAAACCGACAAGGTCCGGGCGTTCGGCAAACTTCAGCATATTGTATCCGGCGACGCGACTGCGGTGACCGCAGACGCCATTATCAAACTGATTTACACGCTGCGAAAGGCACACCGCACTGGCGCGAAGTTCATGATGAACAACAACAGCCTGTTTGCCATCCGTCTGCTGAAAGACACCGAGGGTAACTATCTGTGGCGTCCGGGGCTGGAACTGGGGCAGCCGTCCTCTCTGGCGGGTTACGGTATCGCTGAAAACGAACAGATGCCGGATATCGCCGCTGATGCGAAAGCCATTGCATTTGGTAACTTCAAACGGGGTTACACCATCGTTGACCGTATCGGCACCCGCATTCTGCGTGATCCGTACACCAATAAACCGTTTGTCGGTTTTTATACCACCAAGCGCACCGGCGGGATGCTGGTCGATTCGCAGGCCATCAAACTGCTGAAGATTGCAGCGGCGTAATCATTCAGGGGCGCGGAACCGCGCCCCCTGTTCTGACGGGTGAAGAATCATGATCCTGAAACAAGATCTGAAATGGTCACCTGACGGTATGCGTGTTGAGGTCATTCGGGCCGGTGAGTATGACGACGGGGCGCTTCCTGCCCGGGTGCAGGAGATTGCACTTCAGGCCGGGTTAGCAGAGCGCGGAATCAGTGCAAAAAGCAGTAAAGCGGCAAAAGAGAAAAAAGCCACGACCAGTAAAGAGGGCTGAGTATGCTTCTGACAATGGAAGAGATTAAAGCCCAACTCCGGCTGGATGAGGATTTCGATGTTGATGACCGCCATCTGCAACTGCTGGCCTGTGCGGCGCAAAAGCGGACGGAAACGTATCTGAACCGGAAGCTCTATGCACCGGATGAAACCATTCCGGACAGCGACCCGGACGGGCTACACCTGCCGGATGATATTCGTCTGGGGATGCTGATGCTTATCAGCCATTTTTACGAAAACCGCTCGTCGGTTACGGAAGTGGAGAAACTCGACATGCCGCAGAGTTTTGGCTGGCTTGTTGGCCCGTACAGGTACTTTCCGCAATGAAAATTCGTCAGGCGCAGACCAGCGCAACCTACATTCTGCCGGACCCCGGCGAACTGAATAAACGCGTCCTGATCCGCCAGCGGGTGGATATGCCCGCGGATAACTTTGGCGTGGAGCCTCAATATCCGGTTACGTTCCGGACATGGGCGAAGGTTATCCAGACCAGTGCCACCACCTGGCAGGAAACCGCGCAGACCGGGGACGCCATCACCCATTACATCACCATTCGTTACCGCAGGGGGATCACCGCTGATTATGAGGTGGTCTGCGGTGACAGTGTGTACCGGGTGAAACGTCAGCGCGATCTGAACGGGGCGCGGCGCTTTCTGCTGCTGGAGTGTACGGAGCTGGGCGAATTTACGCAGAGTCACGGAGGCAGCAATGGCGACTCCCTTTTTTCACGTTGATGTTCAGCAGCCCGCGGAGATGCGCTTTAACCGCGCCCGTGTCCGGCGGGCGTTTATCACGATTGGGCAGCGTCATATGCGTGATGCCCGTCGGCTGGTGATGCGCCGTGCGCGGTCGGCACCGGGTGAAAACCCCGGTTATCAGACCGGACGCCTGGCTCGTTCGATTGGTTACATGGTACCCAGAGCCAGTAAACATCGCCCTGGTTTTATGGCACGTATAGCCCCTAACCAGCGTAATGGAGAGGGAAACCGACGTATCACCGGTGATTTTTATCCGGCTTTTTTGTTCTATGGCGTGAGGCGAGGGGCAAAGTGTCGTCGCAGCCATCATCGTGGTGCATCCGGTGGCAGCGGCTGGCGACTGGCTCCACGTAATAACTTCATGGTGGAAACGCTTGAAAAGAACCGCAGCTGGACACGCTATTTTCTGGCGCGGGAATTGCGTAAATCACTGAAGCCGGAGCGACGACACAGATGAAACTGACGCCTGTTATTGCTGCACTGCGTGCCCGCTGTCCGTATTTTGAAAACCGGGTTGCAGGCGCGGCCCAGTTCAAAAATCTGCCGGAGGTCGGAAAGCTGAAACTCCCGGCGGCATATGTTGTACCGGGTGATGATTCTCCGGGAGAAAACAAAAGCCAGACCGACTACTGGCAGGTGCTGAAAGAGGGTTTCTCCGTGGTTGTCATACTGAGTAACGGGCGTGATGAGCGCGGTCAGTTTGCCTCGTATGATGTGGTGGACGATGTCCGGCAGATGCTCTTTAAGGCTCTGCTGGGCTGGAACCCGGAGGCGTGCGGTAACCCGATTACCTATGACGGCGGCACGCTGCTGGATCTGAATCGTCATGAGCTGATTTATCAGTTCGATTTTTCGGTCATCAGCGAGCTGACTGAAGACGATACCCGCCAGCAGGATGATCTGAACAGTCTGGATGAACTGCAAACGCTGGCGATTGATGTTGATTATCTCGAGCCCGGTAACGGGCCTGACGGCGATATAGAACATCACACCGAAATAACCCTTCCTTCCTGAGGATCCTCATGTTTGTCAAACCTGTTAAAGGGCGGTCAGTTCCTGACCCTGCCCGCGGCGACCTTTTGCCCGCCGAAGGGCGAAATGTTGATGAGAACAACTACTGGCTGCGCCGTGAAGCAGCGGGTGATATCCGGCGCGTGAATAAAAAGGTGAACACCGATGACGATAAGCTTTAACACCATTCCGTCGAATACGCTGGTTCCGCTGTTTTATGCGGAAATGGATAACCAGGCTGCGAATACTGCACAGGACAGCGGAGCATCGCTGCTGATTGGTCATGCCAATAACGGTGCAGAGATTGTTGCCAACAGTCTGGTGCTGATGCCGTCGGCAGACTATGCACGCCAGATTTGTGGTGCGGGAAGTCAGCTGGCGCGTATGGTCGAGGCTTATCGCCAGACCGACCCGTTTGGTGAGCTGTATGTGATTGCCGTTCCGGAAGCCACAGGCGCGGCGGCAACGGTTACGCTGACGGTGACCGGGGAAGCAACCGAAAGCGGCACGGTGAATGTCTATGTGGGACGTACCCGCGTGCAGGCTCCGGTGACCAACGGCGATAACGTCACGACGATTGCCAGCAGTATCAAAGATGCCATCAATGCCGTTCCGACTCTGCCGTTTACAGCTTCATCTTCGGCTGGTGTTGTCACGCTGACCGCGCGTCATAAGGGGCTTTGCGGGAATGAAATTCCTGTCAGCCTCAATTACTACGGCTTCGGTGGGGGCGAAGTGCTGCCAGCGGGCGTACAGATTGCCGTGGCGACGGGGACCGCCGGAACGGGCGCTCCGGTTCTCACCGGCGCGGTGGCTGCAATGGCGGATGAGCCGTTTGATTATATCGGTCTGCCGTTCAACGACACGGCCTCCGTTAACACGCTGGTGACCGAGATGAACGATACCAGCGGTCGCTGGAGCTATGCGCGTCAGCTGTATGGTCATGTGTATACGGCAAAGACCGGCACACTGTCAGAACTGGTGAACGCAGGTGACCAGTTTAACCAGCAGCACATCACCCTGGCGGGGTACGAAAAAGAGACCCAGACGCCTGCCGACGAGCTGGCGGCAAGCCGTACCGCCCGCGCAGCGGTGTTTATCCGCAACGATCCGGCACGTCCCACGCAGACCGGTGAGCTGGTGGGTATGCTGCCTGCGCCGAAGGGGAAACGGTTCACGATGACCGAGCAGCAGACCCTGCTGTCTCATGGCGTGGCAACGGCGTATGTCGAAAGCGGGGTGCTGCGCATTCAGCGTGATGTCACCACGTACAGGAAAAATTCTTACGGGGTTGCGGATAACAGCTACCTCGACAGCGAGACGCTGCATACCAGTGTGTATGTACTGCGCAAACTGAAATCCGTCATTACCAGTAAGTACGGGCGTCACAAGCTTGCCAGCGACGGTACCCGCTTTGGTCCCGGTCAGGCGATTGTCACCCCGGCGGTAATCAAAGGGGAACTGCTGGCAACCTACCGTCAGCTTGAGCGTGCGGGGATCGTGGAAAACTACGAACTGTTTAAGCAGTACCTGGTTGTGGAGCGTGATGCCAGCGATCCGAACCGCCTGAACACGCTGTTCCCGCCTGACTATGTTAACCAGTTGCGTGTTTTTGCCGTGGTTAACCAGTTCCGTCTTCAGTATTCAGAGGAGTCTGCATAATGGCCCGTATCGGGGGAACCTGTTATTTCAAAATTGACGGTCAGCAGCTATCGCTGACCGGCGGCATTGAGGTGCCCATGAACAGGACGGTCAATGATGACATCATCGGCCTTGACGGTTCAGTGGACCGCAAGGAAACTCACCGTGCGCCTTATGTCAAAGGGACCTTCAAGGTGCCGAAGAATTTTCCGGTGAGTAAAATCACCTCGTCTGATGAGATGACCATCACTGCCGAGCTGGCGAACGGTCAGGTCTATGTATTGTCGTCCGCCTGGCTGCACGGAGAAGCGAACCATAATGCCGAAGAAGGCACGGTTGATCTTGAGTTCCACGGTGAAGAAGGGGATTACCAGTAATGAAAGAGCTTGAGTTAAAGAAACCGATTATCGCTCATGGTGAGACACTCTCCGTACTGGAGTTTGATGAACCCACCGGGAAGGATGTCCGCGAGCTGGGGTATCCCTACCAGATGAATCAGGATGAGTCCGTCAGACTTCTGGCGCATGTGGTGTCGAAATACATTGTGCGGCTGGCGAAAGTGCCGCAAAGCTCTGTCGACCAGATGTCTCCGGCAGACCTGAATGCAGCGGCGTGGCTTGTGGCTGGGTTTTTCCTCCAGGCCTGACGGCTGAATACCTCACTGATCGCTTCTTTGACTGCGCCAGCTACTGGCGCATTAATCCCTTCGAATTGCTGAATATGCCGATCAGTGAAATTCCCTTGCTGGTCAGTCAGGCAAACAGGATAGAGCAGGAGAAACGCACACATGGCTGAATTTGAGCTTAAGGCGTTGATCACCGGTGTCGACAGGCTTTCTCCCGCGCTGTCGAAAATGCAAAAGAAAATCCGGGGATTTAAACGCCAGGCGGAAGAAGCGTCACAGGGTGGGCTGGCGCTTGGTGGCGGACTGACAGCGGGGCTGACGCTTTCCCTGAAATCTTATGCCGATCAGGAAAACGCCGCTACCGGGCTGAAAGTCGCCATGATGGATGCGAACGGCGAGGTTGGAAAGAGCTTTCAGGACATCAATAAACTGGCTATTGGCCTGGGTAACCAGCTACCCGGTACAACGGCTGATTTCCAGAACATGATGCAGATGCTGGTGCGTCAGGGGATCCCGGCAGAAAACATTCTGGGTGGTGTGGGTAAAGCGACAGCTTATCTTGCGGTACAACTGAAAAAAACACCGGAAGCGGCTGCCGAGTTTGCAGCAAAGATGCAGGATGCTACCGGAACGGCCTCAGAAGACATGATGGGGCTGTTCGACACAATTCAGAAGGCGTTTTATCTGGGCGTTGACGACACCAACATGCTGTCATTCTTCACTAAAACCAGCTCTGTTCTGAAGATGGTGAATAAGGACGGTCTTCAGGCTGCACAGAGTCTTGCCCCCATCAGTGTCATGATGGATCAGATGGGGATGAACGGGGAGTCGGCAGGTAATGCCCTGCGAAAAGTTATCCAGTCCGGATTAAGCGTTAAGAAAATCAGGGACGTCAATAAAATCATGGCCCGCCAGAAACTCGGGGTACAGCTCGATTTTACTGATGGCAAAGGGAGTTTTAGCGGTCTTGATAACATGTTTAAGCAACTGGCAAAGCTGCGAAAACTGACCGACGTTAAGCGAACAGGTGTACTTAAGGCAATATTTGGTGATGATGCCGAAACCCTTCAGGTGGTCAATGCTCTGATCGATAAAGGAAAGGATGGTTACGATCAGATCCAGCAGAAGATGAATAAACAGGCCAGCCTGAATAAACGTGTTCAGGCACAGCTTGGTACGCTGTCCAACCTGTGGGAGGCAATGACGGGGACCGCAACTAACGGTTTTGCAGCTATTGGCGGCGCATTTTCTGGTGACGCTAAAAATATCACGCAATGGCTGGGGGAGTTGGGGGAAAAATTCACGAAGTTTGCGGATGAAAATCCCCGGGTTATTCGCGGCGTCGTCGGGCTTGCTGCCGGTCTTGCGATTCTGAAACTGGGATTGATGGGCGTGGGCAGTGCCATCAGTATTGTCAGCAGGATCATGTCGATGACGCCGATTGGCATGATTGCGACGGCGATTGCTCTGGCTGCGGGATTAATTATCACTAACTGGGATGTTGTCGGACCTTATTTCAAGAAGCTCTGGGAAACCATTGGTCCTTATTTTGAGGCTGGCCGGGAACTTCTGAAGAAGGTTTTTGCCTGGTCGCCGCTGGGGATGGTGATCAATAACTGGGGACCGGTTGTTAAGTGGTTTCAGGATATGTGGGACAAGCTGAAGCCAATTATTGAGTGGTTTACCGACAGTTCCGGTGATACGGTCGATGCCATTAACTCTGCGCAGTGGGGCGCGGGTGCTTATGATGCTTATGGGACGGGAATACCGGCGCGGGGATACACACCTTATCCGGCGGTGGATCCGGCTCAGTCAAACAACGCCTCCGATGCCACAGGCCCGAATCCCTTCATGATTAACAAAGCTTCTGCGCCAAAAGTTGATGGTGAGATCAAGGTCTCTTTTGTGAATTCGCCTCCGGGTATGCGGGTTATGGAAACGCGATCCAGCGGTTTTGATGTCAGCCATGATGTTGGCTATACGCGCTTTGGCAGGTAATGAAAAATTAATCTGTTAATGAGTCCCACTCCGGTGGGATTTTTTATGTACGGAGTTTATATGACGTGGAAAGACAGACTTCAGGACGCGTCATTTCGCGGTGTGCCGTTTAAGGTTGAAGAAGAAAGTGCGGGAACCGGTCGTCGTGTGGAAACGCACGAATACCCGAACCGCGACAAACCCTATACCGAAGACCTGGGGAAAATCACTTTCCGCCCGTCCATCACAGCTTATGTGGTGGGAGATGATTGCTTTGACCAGCGCGATCGCCTGATTGACGCGCTGAATAAACCCGGTCCCGGCACGCTTGTCCATCCGACTTACGGTGAGCTGAAAGTCTGTGTTGACGGGGAAGTTCGGGTCAGCACATCGAAGAGTGAAGGGCGTATTGTCCGCTTTGACCTGAAGTTTGTCGAAGCGGGAGAACTCTCTTACCCCACATCAGGTGCGGCGACGGCGCAGACGCTGATGTCATCCTGTTCTGCACTGGATGACTGCATCAGTGACAGCTTCAGCGGTTTCAGTATCGATGGTGTAGCGGATTTCGTGCAGAACGACGTTATCGGTAATGCCAGCATAATGCTGGGGTATGTTTCTGATGCGATGAAAGTGGTGGATTCTGCCGTATCGGATGCCGCCAGGCTGTTGCAGGGGGATATCTCGGTACTTCTGCCGCCGCCATCGTCAGGCAAAAATTTCGTTGAGCAGGTGCAGAAAATGTGGCGTACCGGGAAACGCCTTTATGGTAACGCCAGCGACCTGGTCACCATGATCAAAACGCTTTCCGGTGTCAGCCTCGGCAGCGATCTGCAACCGCGCGGCGTCTGGAAAACGGACAGTAAAACCACCGCCACGGCGACGCAGCAGCGAAACGTGGTTGCCAGCACCCTTCGTACGACCGCAATCAGCGAAGCGGCGTATGCCGTCACCCGATTGCCTGCGCCAACAACTTCCGCGGTGATGCAGAATGCCGCAGTGGGGCAGGCAACAACACCCGCGCAGAGCACTGGCTGGCCTTCCGTCACGCATCCGGCACTGAACAATGCACCGGCGGTGAAAAACACGGTTGACCTGCCGACGTGGGAAGAACTGACTGACATTCGCGACACACTGAATACGGCAATTGATAAGGAGTTGTCCCGTACAACCAGCGATGCGCTGTTTCTGGCGCTGCGCCGGGTGAAAGCAGATCTGAATGCGGATATCAACACGCGCCTTGAACAGTCTGCACGGATCATTCAGCGCACACCGGATGAGGTTTTACCCGCGCTGGTGCTGGCGGCGACCTGGTTTGATAACGCGGCGCGTGACGCGGACATTATCCGGCGTAATGCCATTACGCATCCCGGCTTTGTGCCGGTGATCCCTCTGAAGGTGCCAGTGCAATGAACGACAATGTCACGCTACGGGTAAATGGCCGGGAGTGGAATGGCTGGACATCGGTGCGCATCGGTGCCGGTATTGAACGGCTGGCGCGGGATTTCAGTGTGGAGATCACCCGCCAGTGGCCGGGAGATGAGGGTATTACCACGCTTCAGCCGCGCATTAAAAACGGTTCAAAAGTGGAGGTGCTGATTGGTGATGAGCTGGTGATCACCGGCTGGGTGGAGGCGACGCCCGTTCGTTACGATGCCCGTTCGGTCAGCACCGGTATTGCCGGACGCAGTCTGACCGCTGACCTGATTGACTGTGCAGCCGAACCGACACAGTTTAACGGACGATCGCTGGTACAGATTGCGCAGGCGCTTGCTGCGCCTTTCGGCATTGAGGTGGTGAACAGCGGTGCGCCGTCGGGTGTTATTCCTGATGTTCAGCCTGATCACGGTGAAACGGTGATTGAGGTAATCAACAAAATACTCGGTCAGCAGCAGGCACTGGCTTACGACGACCCGCACGGCAGGCTGGTGATTGGCGGTATTGGCTCAACGCGGGCACATACTGCGCTGGTACTCGGGGAAAACATCCTTTCCTGCGATACGGAGAAGAGTATCCGGGAGCGATTTTCTGTTTACCAGGTGGCGGGGCAGCGTGCCGGAAACGACGATGATTTCGGTGAGGCCACCACCACCGCGCTGCGGGCCCGCACAGAGGACGCATTTATTGCCCGTTACCGTCCGATGTATATCAGGCAGACAGGGCAGGCTACGGGGGCAGGCTGTATTGCGCGTGCTGACTTTGAAGCCCGGCAACGGGCGGCGCGGACGGATGAAACCACCTATGTGGTGCAGGGCTGGCGACAGGGTAACGGTACGCTGTGGCAGCCCAACCAGCGGGTGATTGTCTTTGATCCGGTCTGTGGTTTCGACAATACCGAACTGCTTGTTTCGGAAGTCACGTTTACTCAGGACCAGAACGGCACCCTGACGGAAATCCGTGTCGGCCCGCCTGATGCTTATCTGCCTGAACCCGAAGCCCCCGGCGCGCGGAAAAAGAAAAAAGCCAGAGTACAGGAGGACCCGTTCTGATGAGGACGATTGAAGCCATGCAGCGACAACTCCTCGGCCTGATTGGGCGGGCAGTGGTGAAAAGCATCAGTGCCGCCACGAAATGTCAGACCGTGGATGTGTCCCTGATTGCCGGTGAACCCAAAGCCGGGATTGAACATCTTGAACCCTACGGTTTTACCGCAAGGGCAAACAGCGGTGCGGAAGCGGTGGTGTTGTTTCCGGATGGCGACCGTTCTCATGCGGTGGTTGTTACGGTGTCGGACCGGCGCTACCGCCTGAAAGGGCTGCAGACGGGTGAGGTGGCTGTCTATGACGATCAGGGGCAGTCTGTGACGCTGACCCGGGAGGGGATCGTGGTGGACGGTGCAGGTAAAACGATCACGTTTCGCAATGCGCCTAAGGCACGTTTTGAAATGGGCCTGGAAGTGACAGGACAGGTGAAAGACCTGTGCGACTCCGGCGGCACCACCATGTCAGCGATGCGGCTTGCCTATAACGGGCATCGTCACAGAGAGAACGGTCAGGGCAGTAACACCGACAAACCTGATAAAGCGATGGAGGCATGATGGAACTGTGGCTGACGGTGAACGGTAAACGCACCTGCGCCAGCGCACCGCTGGATCCGCTGACCCGCGCCGTGGTGATTTCCCTGTTTACCTGGCGGCGGGCGGAGCCTGATGACAACGCCGACGTCCCGATGGGATGGTGGGGGGATACCTGGCCTGCGGTACAGAATGACCGTTACGGCTCCCGACTGTGGCTGCTTCAGCGCAGCAAACTGACCAATCAGCTGGTGCAGACGGTAAGGGGATATATCCGCGAATGCCTGCAATGGATGATTGATGACGGCGTGGTGTCCCGTATTGATCTGGATATCCGCCGCACCGGGATTAATGAGCTGGGTAACAGTATCACCCTCTGGCGTCGTGATGGACCAGTAATGATTTCTTTTGATGATCTGTGGAGTGCGATAACGCATGGCGGACAGTGAATTTCAGCGCCCGACGCTGGCAGAAAATATCAGTATGCTCCGTAACGATTTATTCGCCAGGCTGGACGTCAGCGACACTCTCCGGCGCATGGATGAAGACGTGCGGGCAAAGGTGTATGCGGCGGCGCTGCATACGGTTTACGGTTACATCGATTATCTGGCAATGAACATGCTGCCTGACCTGTGCGATGAGTCCTGGCTGGCGCGACATGCTGCGATGAAACGGTGTCCGCGCAAGGGGGCCACGGCTGCCAGCGGGTATATGCGCTGGGAAGGTGTCAGCGATGGCCTGAAGGTGACCGCTGGGAGTGTTATTCAGCGCGATGACCTGGTGCAGTACACGGCAACTGCCGATGCAACCAGCACCGGTGGTGTCCTGCGCGTGCCGATCGCCTGCTCAAGTACAGGCGCGGTCGGTAATGCTGACGACGGTACGTCATTAATCCTGGTCACGCCGGTGAATGGTCTGCCGTCTTCTGGCGAGGCAGATACCCTGACAGGTGGATTTGATACTGAAGAGCTGGAAACGTGGCGCGCCCGCGTCATTGAGCGGTATTACTGGACGCCTCAGGGCGGGGCTGACGGGGACTATGTCGTCTGGGCTAAAGAAGTGCCCGGCATTACCCGCGCATGGACATACCGACACTGGATGGGAACGGGGACTGTCGGTGTGATGATTGCCGGCAGTGACCTGATTAATCCCATTCCGGAAGAATCAACGGAAACGGCGGCAAGACAACATATCGGGCCACTGGCCCCGGTGGCAGGCTCTGATTTGTATGTATTCAGGCCGGTGGCGCATAAAGTGGATTTTCATATCCGTGTGACGCCGGACACACCGGAAATACGGGCTGCCATCACCGCCGAGTTGCGTTCGTTCCTGCTGCGTGATGGTTATCCGCAGGGAGAACTGAAGGTGTCACGTATCAGTGAAGCGATTTCCGGTGCGAACGGGGAATACAGCCATCAGTTGCTTGCACCGGCGGACAATATCTCCATTGCAAAAAATGAACTGGCGGTACTGGGGACGATTTCATGGACGTGACAAACGATGATTACATCCGTCTGTTGTCGGCACTGTTGCCACCCGGTCCGGCGTGGTCAGCCAGAGATCCGGCGATTGCCGGTGCGGCACCGTCATTAACCCGCGTTCATCAGCGTGCGGATGCCCTGATGCGGGAGCTGGATCCGCGCACCACCACTGAACTGATAAACCGCTGGGAGCGTCTGTGCGGTCTGCCGGATGAATGTATTCCCGCAGGGACACAGACCCTTCGCCAGCGTCAGCAACGACTGGATGCGAAGGTTAACCTGGCGGGCGGCATCAATGAGGATTTTTACCTTGCACAGCTTGCTGCCCTGGGCAGACCAGACGCTACCATCACGCGATACGACAAAAGCACGTTCACCTGCTCATCTGCCTGTACTGACGCGGTGAATGCGCCGGAATGGCGGTATTACTGGCAGGTCAACATGCCAGTCGCCACCAACACCACCTGGATGACATGTGGCGATCCCTGTGATTCCGCGCTGCGCTTCTGGGGGGACACCGTTGTCGAGTGTGTGCTTAACAAACTCTGCCCGTCGCATACCTATGTGATTTTTAAATATCCGGAGTAATCCATGCATCGTATAGACACGAAAACCGCGCAGAAGGATAAGTTCGGCGCGGGTAAGAACGGTTTTACCCGTGGTAACCCCCAGACTGGCACGCCTGCCACCGATCTGGATGATGACTACTTTGACATGTTGCAGGAGGAGCTTTGCAGCGTGGTGGAGGCATCCGGTGCCAGCCTGGAGAAGGGGCGGCACGATCAGTTGCTTACCGCACTTCGCGCGCTGCTGTTAAGCCGCAAGAATCCGTTTGGCGATATCAAATCGGATGGCACGGTGAAAACGGCTCTCGAAAACCTTGGTTTGGGAGAAGCAGCTAAAAGGAATGTAGGTACAGGGGCGAATCAGATACCTGATATGAGCCTGTTCGCGTCAATTAATACCGTAACGGCTGCTGCGCAAAAATTTCCGTCTGGATTAATTTTACAGTGCGGTCAGTTGAATGGTGCCCCGAATGTATCTTCAACATACGGGATGAGGTTCCCGATGACGTTCTCAAGAGTAATTGCTGTCGTAGTTACATTGAACGTTACTGGCGCGGCTGGGCAGCCGACTGTATCGGCGACAAGTGTCCAGAACACTGGATTTAATATTACTGTGTCGCCCGGTTCAGGATACGGTTCATCTGCTGATGCGTATTACATTGCAATGGGATATTAACAAAATGTCATATTTTTATTCTGCATCGACAAACGGATTTTATTCGACTGAATTTCACGGCACCAATATTCCTGATGATGCAGTGGAAATCTCGGAATCAGAGTGGAAAACACTGATTAATGCACAGAGTGTAACAAAAATGATTACCTGTGGTGAGAACGGTCATCCTGTCATTGTTGACCGTCCTTCTCCAACACCAGAACAATTAGCCTTAATAAATGATGAAAAGAAATCTGCACTGATAGCAGAGGCAACGAATGTAATAGCTCCGCTTCAGGATGCGGTTGATTTAGATATGGCAACAGATGATGAAACGAAACTGTTACTGGCATGGAAAAAATATCGGGTGCTGCTTATGCGTGTTAATGTAGTAAAACCCGAGTGGCCTATGCATCCAAATAAATAGACTTGTTAATCTAGGGTGATTGTTGGAATAATACGCATTTTTCAGTAGGTCCAGATAGCCTGGGTATAATGCTCACTTCTACAATGATTTCAACTTATTTTATTTAATTGATATTACGAAACTTAACTCATACATAAACAATATGACTCAATACTGTACTAAATAGCTGCGCAGAAAAGTGCTCCACTTTCGCTCAGCCCTTGCAGGGCGAGGCATCAGGACGGTGTTCTCAGCTAGGTTGTGTTATATCTGGCTTGAGTTTTGTTGCCCATACGCAACACATCACCCATCAGTAAACGATAAGTGTGACAGAATTAGGTGCAGCTATTTAGACTATATCGACGCAGTAACGATAATAGATATCGAAACTGTACTAGATATTAGCTACTTATGATTACTGGGTGGCTTTTGAGCACTGGTGTTATCAATCGACTTCAAATAATTTACCAATAAATTATATTGCGATAGCTCATCACCTTCCAGGCTTTTTATAGCCAGTTTATCAGCGTCACCACCTACTGTTCATGGTTTTATTTCTTTGATTAATAAGTATATGATATTTTAATTCATCTGGTGTATTTCTTTCTCATGTGTTGGCCGGCTGAATATCTGTTCAGTGAAGGGGTAATTTTGTGTTTGCACTTCGAACATTCTCTTCAGTTGCCAGGAAAGAAAAACCCGTAACATTTGCGCATTAATTTTAACAGTATAATCTGAGCATAAATATGCGCTATATATCTATAAAAAGGCGCAATTAATTGCGCCTTTTTATCATTTTATCAAAAATGGCCCACCGACTGTCCTCGATAGCCAATGGCCAATTTTATCTGACACATATACACAAACACAGGTATATATTATTGCGCAGATAGGATTTGGAATAGTCACGCTGAAGCCTATAATTGCTAAAGCCATAGGGATAAATAATTTGGTGATATACTCCATTCCACATATGTTAAGAGTATTTCTTCCAGCTCTTACAATAAAGTCATTTCCACAAATTATTTTTGCTATGAAAATATTAAAGATTATCAAGCCTACCGTGGTGATAATAGTATTAATAGCTTGAATATAACCACTTGATATTATGTCTGCATTGAATATTGAGATAATCTTAAAAAGTAAAGGTTTCTGGTTAAGTAGTTGATACGCACTCATTATAGCGGTAATTGAGAAGACAATGAAACCAATTTTAGATTTTCCAAAAAACCTGTCACGTGTTAATTCTAAAAACATACATCTACCGAGAGGCAATAACCACCAGTATGCCATAGCGGAGTCTATGTTCCAAAACCATTGAGGATCTAGTAATGGGTTATGATTGAGCACTGTTTGTGACAACATGAACGATAACAGTGATATGATTAAAATCACTATATTGTTCTTGACTATTTCTCTAAAGATTGCATCAATTGCTATTATAACAAAAAGGCAGTTTATAAACCATATTGTTCCTACGAATTGGTTATTTCTAACACCATATATTATATCATAAATGTGGTTGTATATATAATCAATCGTCTCACCTGAGTTAATTGTGTTTATTATTAATATAGAAAATGCAAAAGTGAAATATGGAATCATTAATCTGTAAAACTTTGACTTGATATAATCGAAAATAGATAAGTCATTTTTTTTGATAGTAAAAAAACCAGCAGCGAAAAAGAATAGTGGGACGTGATAACTAAAAACAAAAGGATACAATTTGCCAGCCCCCACCCCAAGGTGACCTAAATATATAGCAAAAATACCGAGAAATTTTAAAGCATCAACCCAATCATGCCTTATTTTTCTGTTGTTGTCGATTTTGTTATTATACATTTAAAGTAGGCTCTCCAGTTTTGTGTGATTTTCAAACACTCATTGCAAATATGAATGCCTGAAAGTTTATGATTATTAATCAACGAGTTCAATATTAATTTATTATTTTCAAAGTCGCACTATATAGGCATTTACTTCCGCAGTACCACCGATAGTATCGATATCAAATCAGCCTGCGGCCGCGATAACTTTCGTAACATTCTGCCAGCGGCTTTGTTGAATAAATCAGGTTCAAGATAATCGTCTCTGCATCAGGTTAGAGTTTCAGGCAATACATCCTCTTTCTGGCATACCTGCCACTCTTGCACCATGGTCATAGCCTTTACGATCTGCATACTCACCAGACCAGAGCCCGCTCCCTTTTAGGCTGAGGAATCCCCAGAAAAGAAGACAGGCATAGAGTTTTGTGATCTACTGATTGCGCTAACAAATTCAATGAGATCACCTCTATGCCTGCCCGTAAAGTATGCCAGACTTTTTTCCGTAATGCTTTAGCTTCCACGCATCAGTATCGCCAAAATGCCATTATTGATTCTGCTGCTGCTTTAGTCGGTGGTGCATCTCTTTCTCTTACCAGCATTGGCCGGCATTTACTCGGTCCTGCTCGCGTGAAAGATAAAATAAAACGCGTTGACCGTCTGTTGGGTAATAAACGACTTCATAATGATATCCCTCTGATATTCAAAAATATTACATCCATGATGACAAATAAACTGTCGTGGTGTGTTATCGCTGTTGACTGGAGCGGTTACCCTTTTCAGGAATATCATGTCCTTCGTGCCAGCCTCCTCTGCGACGGTCGCTCTATCCCCCTGATGAGTCAGGTCTTCCCGTCAAAAAAAATAACGAGGCGGTGGAAATCGCTTTTCTGGATGCGCTTTCCGGGGCCATTTCTCCCCGGACTCGTGTTGTTATTGTTACTGATGCTGGTTTTCAAAGTGCATGGTTCCGTCATATCAAATCACAGGGATGGGATTTTATTGGTCGTATCAGGGGGGTAGTGAAGTTCAGGCTGGATAGTGACAAAGATAAGTGGCTGGACATAAAAATGTGCAGGGGGAGTTCAGAGGCAAAATACCTGGGGACGGGAACCCTGGCTCGGAAAAAACGCTCGCAGTGTGAAGGACATTTTTATCTTTATAAACATTCACCTAAAGGCAGAAAAAGCAGGCGTGCCAGAGGGAGGCCGGGCTTACCAACAACGGAAAAAGAACAAAAAGCCGCAGGCAGAGAACCATGGTTAATATTCAGCAATACAGCTGAGTTTAATGCCAAAAAAATCATGAAACTGTACAGTCGAAGAATGCAGATAGAGCAAAACTTTCGGGATGAAAAAAGTGAACGCTTTGGTTTTAGCCTTCGGGCGAGCAGAAGTCGGAGGGGAGAGCGTTTTCTGGTATTAAGTCTACTGGTTACACTGGCCAGTATCGTACTCTGGCTACTTGGTTATCATTTTGAAAATAAAGGATTTCATTTAAAGTATCAGGCTAATAGTCTCAAAAAACGAAGAGTATTGTCTTTTCTGACGCTGGCTGAGAACGTCCTGAGATTTAACCCTGAACTTCTACGACGAGCACAACCTGAAAAGATATTGTGCCGGTTGGCCAGCACTTACCGAAGTATGGTGCTGGCTTACTGATGAAAATTTTCTGGGGATCCCTCAGCCTTTCGGGGAGGAATGAGGGCTCTGATATTCTTTTGCCGTAGTTCATCGTGAAACCGTCGGATGTCATTTGGCCTGAGTGACCCATGCCTCCCAAAAGCAGAGTCGCTAGTGTTATGTAATTAGGCGGTTAAACTTCAATTCTCAGTGTTAAGTTTGGGTAAACGCTTGTAAATGGTATTGCTAATTTTTTAATTGACTAATATTAGAAACGGTTAGTGTGATTGTATATAGATATTTGAGTGTAAGGTATTTAAAGGGGCATTCAGCCCCTCCGTCTATTTGTGATTGCATCCATTGATGTGTGTATTATTTTGAGCTTGAAAAAGGGAGGCGCTCTTTAATAATAAATAAATCTATCAAAGCTAAATATTAAATGGAAGCCACCCTTTTTTCTCTGATAGTTTTATTATCACCAAACCATTTATTTCAGCTATCGAATCTGGATTCGGCCAGGAAGGTAAACTCTTCACAATTGGATAAATCTTCTCTATTTGTTCTTTATTTGCTGGTTTGCAATTACAGATTCCATAGTAATTCATAAATGCAACCATCCTAAAATAGTTGCCACCATCCCACCAAAAAAAAGATTTTCCAAAAGTGTCTGCGCTCATGGAGAGCATATTTCCTGAGTCGTTTGAACCATGTATATATATATATTTTCCGTTAAGAGAAATGCCTTTTGTTTGAGATATGTATGATATTTCTTTAGCTAAAGAGATATCTTTCTGTCTTGCGAGAGTATCATTCAAAAATAGATTTTTGGATGTTGAAACGCCATTAAATATAATAAATAAAAAAAACATGCAGTTTAGGTATTTTATAGAGCGAAAATTGCTTAAGCAAGAAAACAAAATTACTGCTACTATAGGCATTAAAACAAACAGGCGAGGTGGCGCCCCTGAGCCAACAACAACGATAAATATAACCGGAAGTATATAAATGAAAATGATTGATGAAATCAAATAAATTGATCTTGTTTTTAATTTATATGTTAGGGTAAATATCAGAATTAATAAAGGAATCAGTAACCACTTGTATAGGTTTAAACCAGTGGGAGGATTGTTATAGAAGTTATATATATTATCTATGGCTGATTTAACAAGCCATTTAATATCGCTTGCATTTTGTATATAATTTGAGATGTACTCGTTCGATTCAAGCGAAAAATAATGCTTGATAGCTTTGGTTAATAGCAGGTAAATTAAGGTAGATAAAGCTATGAGGGATAGAGATAAACATGAACTATAAAAAGATTCACGAATATTTTTCTCATTTCGTATTATCGAATTTATCTGCAACCCAATGACGAATGCAATAATATATGTTACGAATGTTTGGTAGATTGCCATTGAAAGAATGGACAGTACTATACCAGAAAATATCACAATCCTATTTTTTTGCGAGTGAAAAATAATTGCTGATATCGCTGCCAGTAGAAAAGCAATTCCCACAGTATCAGCTTGGTTAAGAAACTCTAATTGATAGGAGATCTGAGGGAAGGTAATAAATACTAACATACCTATCAATAATTCATAAGATTCTAGCTTTAGCGATCTGCAGATTATAAATGCTGAAATGATGATAAAAGATAAGGCTATTAATGGTGTTATATAAAGTGAAAAAGGCTCAGGGAGAAAGTAATGTCGCAAAAAAGTGTGAAACCACCGCCCAAGCGTGATTGTTTGATAAAAATTATTTGTAAACTCGCCATCAATATTAAGTGTTCCATCGTACAACCACCCCCAATAACAATAAATTGATATTGCAAAACATGATATGAAGGCAAGGAGATTTGCATTTTTAAATAAATTAATTTTAATCATGGGTTACCTCGATGAGATTTTTTTTATGATGTATTTGGGTCTATTTTTTACTTCAATATAGATTCTACCTATATATTCTCCGAGAACACCAATCCCGATCAGTTGCACGCCACCCAAGAAAAGTATTGATACAAGCAGGGAGGGATACCCGCGTACTGGGTTACCAAAGACAAGGGTGTCTATAATCATCCATGCACCATATAAAAACGAAATGCTTGCAACAAACAAGCCTATATAAGTCCATACGCGAAGAGGAAAGGTTGAAAAACTTGTGATACCTTCCAGTGCCAGATTCCATAATTTCCAGCCATTAAATTTTGAGATGCCAGCAACACGCTCTGCGCGTACATATTCAACGACATCTGTCTGACCACCCACCCAGCTCAGTATGCCTTTCATGAAAAGATTGCGCTCAGGCAACAGTTTAATGTTCTCCACAACCTCACGAGACATGAGTCGAAAATCTCCGACATTTTCCTCGATCTTTGGGGTGCTTATTTTGTTGTGTAACTTATAGAACCACTCAGCTGTCTTACGTTTCAGTCGTCCATCAGTTGAGCGGTCTGAACGTTTCGCAAGCACCATGTCAGCACCAGCCTGCCACTTTTCAATAAGATGAGGGATAACCTCAATAGGGTCTTGCAGGTCGACATCAATAGGAATTACAGCATCGCCGCTTGCATGGTCTAACCCTGCAAATAAGGCTGGTTCTTTACCAAAGTTGCGTGTAAATGACAGCGGAACAACTAGCGGGTCTGAAACAGCCAGCGCGTTAATAATTGACTCTGTGGCATCTTTACTTCCGTCATTTATGAATACAATTTCTACTTCATATGGCTTCAACTCTTGGAATTCACGTACCGTTTTATAGAAAACAGGTATCGCTTCTTCTTCATTGAAGACAGGAACGACAAGAGATATTTTCATTTCGCATCCCTAAAGACAATGAACTTTGAATAGACGAAACCGCACACCAGACTGATGGCGGAGAAGGTGATAAGAGTGACTATTGGAGGAAGTGAGCATTTATCAGCTGCCCAACCAACAATCACACTCAATATTCCCATAAATCCCACGTATAACATGTAGCGCATCGCTGTAGTCGATGCTTTGAATGTGAATCTTGCATTCGCGAAGAAGCTAAAGCTCACAGCCACTACGAAACCTGTGAAGTTTGCCAGAGCCTGACTGGTATGTGCGGCATAGATACATACACCAAAAACCACCCAGTGTATAAGTGTGTTCAGCACACCTATAGATGTGTACTTTACAAATAACTTTAACATTTATTTAATCAATGAGCTCTGAAAGGCATGAAGTCTATCATCCAAGTCTCAATTGATCGATACTTGCTATGTCTGATGAGACAAAACTGAGACACATAAGGCCTCACAATGGCTTGCAAGGCTTTACATGTTTTGATGTGGTGGGACGTGTGAGCGCAGTGTTGATGGGATAATCCTTTGAATTACAAGCGGATTCTTATCATTCGTAATGCGAAGGTCGTAGGTTCGACTCCTATTATCGGCACCATT